TCATCGCCGTCCTCGCTTCCAATCGCCGAGTCCCACGTAGATCGTGACTGCGATGCCAGCCAGCGCCACCGCGATGAACACCCAGCGAAGCGTATCGAGATACGGCACCAGCGGCAGGATAGCGGTCTGCGTCTCGACCATGACGCTCTGCACCACCTCGACCCCGGCCGCGCCCAGCGTCACCACCCCTGCCGCCCCGCCACCTTTCATGGTGCGGCTCTGGGCAAGCACTTCGCGCGCAAGCGGCGCCTCCTCTGCAAAGGCGCTCGCCCTGACCGGAAACCGCTGGCCCCATTCGCGCGCAGGACCGAGATCAACATGAATAAAGCCCGAGCGCGGGTAGAACCCAAACCCCAGGAAGCCCACGGCCCGCGCCGCCGCCTCGAACGCAACGGGGTCGTGGTTCGACATGGCGATGTCAAAGGCGGCACCATCCATTTGCTTTGATTGCGGGGCACCATCGACAGCGCGGTTGTGCTCCGGACTGCGATAGGCCGAGCGCAAGATCAGCGGCTTTCCAAGCCGGTCGCGCAGGGACTGCAGCTTGTCCAGCGCAGGCGCGTTGATCAGCAGCTTGTCGGTGCCCCGGCAGGCGATCTCGGCGGGCGAGAAGTTCGGCCAACGCCAGGCACTTTCCGGTACCTCATGGTAATGACGATAGGTGCGAACGGGATCAGTCATGACGGTCTCCTGAACTGTGGATGAGATAATGCGACCAAACCCGCCGCCGGGATGGCGATGGGATTTGATGGCTGGGGGTAAGGATGGATAGGTGCAGATGCGCGCTGGGCTCAGACGTCAGCCGCTTGAACCGAAGATCCTGAGTTTGAGCGCGAAGCCCGCGAGCAGCGCCAGGATGACACCGGTGGTGATCATGCGAACGGCGGTCTGCACGGCGGTGCGGCGCACGAAGCGGATCGAGGCCAGCAGGGAGCGCAGATCGCGAATGTCGAACGCGGCCTCCTGGCCGTCGAGGCCGACATCAGCCAAAGCGCGCTTTGCCCCTTCCTCGGCGGCGCGGGCCATCAGCTCCTCGAACTCTGCATCAGGCATGCGGACATGGCCCTGTCCGGAGCGGTGCGGGCTCATGCGGATACGATCCCGACTTCCGTGGGCAGGGTCAGATTGCTCCACGGGCTGGCATCCGTCGGATTGAGCGCCCAGCTTGCATAGACCGGCGTGGGCGCAAGCGTGGGTACGGTCACGGACGGTGCGTCATGGGTCACGCCCCCGATGCGCAGGAGGCCTGCCGTAGCATCGGGGCCGTCTGTGCCGGCTTGCGCCACCTGCTTCAGATGCACCCCCGCAATGGCTGAGACTGCCGCCGGACCTGAGGGACCGGTGAGCGAGAACGACATGCGCTGGCCCGCGGCGGTGCTCGCCACCCGCGTGGCAATGTTGCCATCCCGCAGCGCTTCGATGCTGCCTGTCATCTGGTTGAAGCTGGCGATGGCGTTCGGGGTGCGGCGCACGAACCGCCGCCCGATGGTCGAGACCCCGTCGAGGGCGGCGATATGGGCGTAATAACAAGTGCGGTGGGAATTGCTTGCATGCAGGCCCCTGTTCGCGAAGACCACGCGGCGGGGCTTGCCTTTGCCACCGACATTGGCCGCCGTCGCGGTACTGTGCAGAACACCGTCGACGTAGAACGTGACGGTAATGTTGGCGCCAACCGTGACACGCAGATCGATCCATACCGGCTGGCCGCTGGTCGCGGTGTAGCTTGACGCGCCTTCCACGCTTGTGTCGCCCCGGGCAATGGCGTGATAGCGGTTCGTCGATGTGGAGGGCTTGATCTGGGCCACCAGGCTCGCGTTGGCGTCATAGACCTCCAGGAAGCTTGCGTCCGACCGAATGATACTGTCGGCATTCCCATCCGGAGAGACGTAACGGACCCCCAGCCAGAGATCGCCTGCAGGCTCAGGGATCGCGAAGGCGAACGGTGCGACAAGGCTGTTGGTCCCGACATGGCGGATGGCATTGACGTCGAGATCGGGATCGAAGCCACCGGCGGCGGTGCTGATCAGCCCCGCGATGCCGGAGAGGTCGGTGGGTTGATGGCCGAGATGCAGAATGTGGCTCATGATGGGTCCAGTTCGATGTAGAGGTCGGATTGCGTGGCGGTCAGGGATTTACCGCCACCCTGCTCGAGGAAGAGCGCCACTTGGCCAGAGGTGAGGCGCGCGCCACCGCCCAGATCGTGCCAGGCTGTGATCTCGGCGATGCTGAGGCTCCTGTCCCCGCCAATCTCAAGCCAGGCATGGGTCTGGAAGATCCGCAGGTCTGGCTCCCTGAAGCCGAGCGGTTGCGCGCCGGGCGGGACGGGATAGCTGAGTTGCGAGGATAGGGAGCGCAGGGTGCCGCCATCTCCCGGATTGCGGCCCTGAATGACGGGGTGGAACGCGGGACTGCCGCCTGCGGTCCAGGTCGCGGCGCCGGTCACCGGATCGTCGCGCCAGACGCCGTTCTTGCCGATCCAGAGGCTGGCGGCGGCGGGATCGAGCACGAACATCAGAACATCGCCCGCCCCATAGGTTGGCAGGCCGGTCAGACGCTGCGCGGCGGTTGCGGTGTCCGAGGACCAGAGCGTGCCATTGCCGCGCCAGGCGATCGAGCCGAGCGTGATCGGGTTCAGCCCCACATCGAACTCCTCGCGCTGTGCGGTCGAGACCACGCCGAGATAGCCGTCAAAGCTCACCGCCCCACTTGGAGCACAGGCAACTTCCCAATAGCGCCGCCCGGCAGAGGGCACGATCGGATCGGCGGTTGGCACCCAGCGTCGGTAATCGCTGCCGCCTGCGGTGTTGATTGCTGTCTGGTTGCCGTCGGACAGCGTGTAGCCTGCAGGGCTGCGCGTGGTGTCCAACTCCCAGGCGCTGCTCAGATCAACCGGGGGTGCGGCGTCATCCCCACCTTGCGCCAGGATCGCAGCGCGCAGCATCAGGAGGCTCATGCGACGGCCCCCGCCAGCGCGCCCTGAATGACCCAGGCATCTGCGCCGCGCTTGGTCAGCGCTGCGCCCGCCCATTGCCCCCCGAGCGAAACCGATCCGCCAGTGATGCCATTGAGCGAGACGCCCGGAGCGGCCGCGATGGTCGCCACGCCTGCGCCGATCTGCGTGATGTTGATCAGGGTGCCGGTCTCGAAGGGCACGGTGGCCTCGGCCGGAATGGTGACGGTGACGGCGGACGACCCGGTGGTCTCGAGGATGCAGCCCAGATCGATGGCTTCCAGCGTGTGGTTTATACCGGTCAGCGTCCGGATCGGCACGATGCCGGGGCGTGGCACCTCCACCCATGCGCCGTTGGTGAAGCGCACATGCCGCGCCTCGTCGGCGATCCAGAACTGCCAGCCTTCTTGCGGAGTCAAGAAGACCCAATCGGCGGTCCCTGCGATCTCATCCCAGAGCGCGACGGCATTGGCATTGGTGCTGGCTGCGGCGGGCACGATCGCGATCTGGCCTGCGCCACCGGTCGTGGGCAGCGGGGCGGTGCGCGATGTGGCGCGCGCCTGGACCAACGCCGAGAGCCTGCGCAGGTCTTGGCTGAGGCTCTCGCCCCAATTGCGTTGACCGGGGTCATAGAAGGCGCGCAGCCCCAGCCCCGGCATGATCCGTTCCGGCATGCTCGTCCTCGTTCTTTACGGTTTGTGTTCGTGAGCGCGCTCAGGTGCCCCAGAAAAATCCCCAGCCCCGATCCCACCCGGCGGCGAAGGGAGCGGTCAGGTGGAAGCCGCGTGCCTCGCGGTCGGAGAGCCAGGCGCCCTCGACCAGTCGGCGGGACCGGACCGCAACCTCAATCTCGGCCGTGCGGTCCGGCGCGCCACTCTCAGGGATATCGTCAGGCGTGAGGGTCCGCGTGGCAGTCAGCCCCGCGTCGATGACAATGCCCGGGGGCAGCAGCGCGACCCCTGTGTCCGGGTCGACCCAGCGTATCTCAACGATGTAACTCACGCCCGGCTCCGGCCCGATGGAGGCGGCGGTGTGATCGACGATCACGGGGCTGGTCTGGGTCAGCCGGTCGCGATGGGTCCAGGTCAGCAGCAGGTCACCGGTGACCAGCGCGTCAATGTCGGGCGCATAGCTGCCGTTGCCCTGGACGCGGCCGGGTGGCAGTGGCCGGATCGCGCGGCGGTCCAAGGTTACGCTGTCTTCCGTTGCCATTGCAAAGGCCAGCGTTCCGCGTCCGGTCTCGGGCAGAAGCCGAACCGCGAGGGTCTCGCCCGCCGCCCATGACTCCTCAGTGATCCGCGCGGCTTCATCGAAGAAGATGACTGGTGTGCCCGCCGCATGCGCGCGCGGCACGCTGTCGAGACAGCCACGACCGACGGTGATGGTGTCGGGCGTGATCCCGTCGATACGCACCAGCTCGCCGCCGATGCTGGCCAGCGTTCCGATCCCGACCTCGCCGATATCGCGCCAGCCGGTGACGGGGATCACGCGCGCTTCGGGATCATCAGACAGGTCTGCCGCCAACAAGGCCGTTGGCGCGAAGGCCACGGTGTCTTCCAGCGCAGGACCAGTGCCCGCATCGATCCACATCTCCGCCGCCAGTGCATCCGCGCTCGGGCGTTCGCCACTGGCAACCAGCGCGCCTGCATCAGGATCCTCGGCGAGGATCCGGTCAGCCTCGGTGTGGCCCAGCTCACGCACCAGCAGCCAGTACGGCGCTTCCTCGACCATCCGCCGTGCCAGCGCGCGTGGCGGAGCGGCAATGCCGGTGCCTGTCGGCATGCGCCCGCCTGCGATGGCGGTGGCACCCAGCGCAAAGACATCTTCGGCGATCTTCAGCCGGATGCCATTGTCGCGCCCGTCACCCTGACCGATCTCGGAGAGGCGCATGACCACATCATCAAGCCCCAGACGGGCCGAGCGCAGCCGGATTACGTCACCGGGGCCGAGATCAGCGCCCTCACGGTTCACCACGATCTCGCCGGTCAGGAGCGGCACCGACAGCGCGCGCAGGTCGCGTTCCGCCACGCGCAGGGCAAGCCCCTGATAGCGGATGCCAGGATACTCGAGCGTGGTGGCAATCACCTCGCCCATCGCCTGAACGCGCGCGGTGTCAGTGACGGAGACAGCCCCGGTATCGTCGGTCCAGGCGTCGGTGAAGCGGACGGTCACGCTGTTCACCAGATCAGATGGCGAACGGCGACCCAAGCGGCCCCAGTCCACCACGTTGGTCTCATCGAAGAGCGGCAGCGTCGCGGCAGTATAATCCGCACGGATCAGCTTCAGCTCCCAGAGCCCGGTGCGGCGGTCGATGAACAGCGTGGCATCGATATGATCGAGGATACTGGCGATGAACTCCTCGATCGAGCTGTCCTGCTGCCAGATCAGCGAAAGGCCGAAGCCTTCAGCGTAGAGCGCATCGGCCGCGCTGGTAAAACTTGGCCCCATCTCGACCGCGGAATAGCCCAGACCCCAGTCGCGGTTGGTCAGGCATTCGCGGATGATATGGGCCGGGTTCATGTCCGGCCCGTTGCCGAAGGCCCCGCGCAGGGATGCCACCAGCGCCTGGCTGTTGCCGGCCGGAATGACCGGCACGCCGTCGACGGGTGTGTTGTCGATCTGGGCGGTGAAGCTCGTGTCGCTGAGTGCGATGTTGAAGCCGAAGATATCGGCGGGTGGCAGCGTGCGGATCAGGGCAATCGCTGCATCGACAGAGGTGGCAGGCGCGGGTTCGCCGTCAGTCACGAAGATGACGATCCGGCGCTTGGAGCCGCTGCCTGCCAAGAAGCTCCCTGCCTCAACAAAGGCCGCGTCAAAGCTGGTACCGCCGGAGGTGCTATTGGACAGCGCCAGCATCCATGCCTCAAGCGCTGCGTAGTCGTCCGGCCCCATGTCGCGCCGCTCGATCGCGCCCTCAACGCCTGCGTTCCAGAGCACGATGCGGATATCATTGGGCCGGTCGGGATCGACGCCGGCACCGATCTCGCGGATCAGTGCTGCGACACCCGCCTTCTGCGCCGCCATCCGTGTGCCCGACATCGAGCCAGAGACGTCGAGCGCGATGTAGATCGCCGCATCCGAGATATTAGCCTCGGGAACGATGGGTGCCTTGTCGGGATACCATTGCGGTGATCCGGCCTCACCCACCAGCACCCGGGTGACGTGGATAGCCCAGGGCTTCAGGTAAGGATTGATCCCGAGATAGACCTGACGCAGCACGAGGCTGCAAAGGCCCCGATAGGCGGGCACATCCCCACCCATGCGCGCGGCGAGATAATCGTTCGGACCCTGCGTGGGCCCGCCCATCAGCACATCGACATCGCCGACAATACCACCTTCGCGGCTCTCGCCGCCAAAGAGGTCGGGGGTGTCGATCCGGATGCGCCCACCGCCTGCACCGGCGTTGCTGGCCGCCGTCGTCGCGATGAGGACCTCGACCGACTGCGCCGGGAAGCTCAGCGCCTCCGGCAGTACGGACCATGTGGTGACGCCAGTGGTTGCATTGAAAGCCACGCCCTGCAGCGTGACGGTCTGGCTCGACCCGTTTGCCAGCACCAGGCGATAATCCTGCCCGATACGCACACCCGCGCGCGTGCCGGGGAAGGTGATGGTCGCCCCGGTATCTCCCGCCATCGCGGCGCTGGCCGCCATGCTTGCAACAACACCGATGCGGGTCTCGACGGCTGCACCGCCACCGCCGAACCCGCCGCCGGTCGTGACCGACCACGCGGTCCGGCTGTCGACAAGGATCTCGCGGATCGCATCAATCGGGCCGTGGCAAAGCGCCAGATGCACGCCCAGCGAATAGCGATAGCCGACAGTCTGGGATTTGCTACTGCCGCCCATCTTCCACCTCCATGCTTGCGGCCTCCCGAACCTCGGCCTCCCGGAGCACGGGATCGACCAGCGCATCGCCGGTGGCACGCAGGCGGTCGGCGTCGATGCCGTGGTCGAGGAACTCCTGCCAATCGAGCCCGTGACGGCGAAACCACGGGCGCACGCCCGCGAGGCAGTAGCGCGCGGCGCGGAGGTCCTGGATCGTCACACGCGTCACTTCTTGCCGCCTTTCTTCTTGATGGGATCAACCCGGAGGTCCCCGGCCCAGACCACATTGGGCCCGGTGATAAGCACGGTGCCAAAGACGACCGGGATCGGCCGGCCCTCCTCGGCTGTGGGCAGCGTAAAGTCGTCGAGCCCCGCAGCCTGTGGCTTCTCGACCTTGGGGCGCGGGCTCAGCGCATAGGAGATCGCTGAAAGCACCAGCCCGAGGACGAGCCGTGCGATGAAGGTCCAGACCATGGGGGCGTGCTCTGTGCTGTTTCCTGGCGCGAGGGCGCAGGAGTTGGAGTTGGCGTTTGGGTTGACGTCGGTGGTGACGCGTCAGACGATGGAGCTGCCGCCGAACGGATTGCGGCCGGGGATCTCGGGAAATCCCCCGAAGTTCGCGAGATTGCCAAACTTTGCGGCACAGGCGGCCGCGCGCAGGTCGCAGCCCGGCGCGATGTCGGCAAGCACAGGCAGTGGAACGCCTGTGTCGGGGTCGAGGTCGGGGGTGGCGATCGCTGCGGCAAGGTCCGGCATCGGGCGCGACAGGGTCAGCGTCGCGCCCGCATGATCGGTGATGAAGCCCAGCTCTGTGCCAAACCGCAGTACGCCGCCACGGAACCAGCCGTCGGGCATTTCCGCCGCCTGCGGGATCGTCACTGCATTCGCCGCAACGCTGGTTATCACATCGCTTTGCCAATGGAGCGCGATGTCGAGCCCACAGCCGCGCCCGTAGAGCGCATGGCGGCAGAGGCGCTGGTACTTCGCGCGCACGCCCGCCCGGCGCAGCGTGCTGAACACGGACTCGGCTTGCAGGATGATCCGCTGGCCCTCGACCTCAGCCCCCACCACGCGGCCCTTCCAGTGCGCGACCGTCTCGCCCAGCACCTGCTCATGGCCACGAAAGATGGTCAGGGTCACCGGCGTGTTCCCCAAGGGCGCGAGAAACCGTCGCGCGAAGGGATGCGACAGCGGCCAGGTCAGTTCAAGCCGCCCGCGCTCGATCTTGCTGGTCTGCACCACATCGCCATGGGAGAGGGCTGCGGCGTCCCAAGTAATCGTGTCCCCGCCGCTGCTGGCGCTGATCCAGTCTCCGGCCCGGCTGGTGAAGCGCCAGACCTGGGTGGCCTCGATGAACTGGTAGAGGAAGTACGGGCGGCCCTCGGCAGGCGAGGTCTCGATGGTGTCGTAGCTCATGATGGGGGTGCTCTTCTCGTGGGGTCATGTGAGCCCGCGGCACCTTTGGCCATGTGGTTTGGCATCATAGGGCAACACGGCGTGGGTAGGCGCGTCGCTCCGTTGGTTTAAGTAATTGTGGGGCTTGAAGGGTGGAAGTGGACCTTCGCTGCACTTCGCACGGATGGCCGCTCTGCGGACAAAGTGAGTTTTCGCTGCAAGTGCACCAATGTCAGCTTCGAGGAGGCGGTTCAAAAACGGTCGTTTTTGGTGCATCGCCAATGACAGCTCCCAGCCCGAAGCAGACCCATGAACCCGCATTCCCCAAGTAAATCTTTGATTTCGCTGTCCTGAACTCATTATTTCCTATATAAATCATAGTGTTGATGGCTGCGAGGGACGTGTTTTATGGATCACCCAGAGGGTGCGGGTTCGGATCGAGGTCATCGGGTCGATTTCGACCGCCGCGTGCGGCTGGAGTTCCGGGGTGCGCAGATCAGTTCGGACGGCGGTTTGCTGGTGATGCGCGAGCTCGATGACGCGCTCGGGCTGTCGGGCCTTGCGTCAGAGGCGCTACGCGATAACCGCACCGGCAAGAACACCGTCCATCGGCTCGACGGGCTGTTCCGGCAGTCAGTGTTCGGGCGGCTGGCCGGATACGAGGACGTCAACGATGCCGACCGTCTCGCGCTCGATCCCGTG